AAAGCGAGCTCTTACATTTTTACACGGTTTTGTATTGTAAGTCGCGCGTGAACGTTTTTTTTATAGAAACTTGCTCATATATTTACATACGGAAAATCGGTAAAAAGATGTAAAAGGGGTCATTTTCGGGATAACATTTTTGACATCAAGGACTTACGGAGCTACAAAGGCATGTAAGAGCTCTTACATTATGTAAAAATAAGCCCCTTTTTCCCAATGTTACCCATGGTTACTGGAGTTGTCAACACAGATAGGCCGTTTTTCCTTGCAGACCGCAACCTCTTCAGCCCCGGTTTGAGTCCTCCGGAGCGGGGTATCGGGGCGGACAAGAGAACAGCCATTATCGGTATCAGGTGTTCTGAATGTTTTAAGGCTCCGGAAGGGGGCGTATAAGTAAAACTACAGCGCGAGCAATGATTGTACCCCTCATATATATGATTTACAGCTTGCTGAGAGGGTCAAATCTTCGCGAGGATTGGACTTCGCTCCGGACGGGTACAAACATGTTCAACAGAGGGGGCGACCAATTCTCGAGCGAATTTGAGGGCCGTTCTCCGGGGGATAAATGCTTTCATTGAAAAAAATATATTTTATTCTTGACTATACCGCGGGAGGGGTTATAATCGGATAATGTTTTGAATTGATACCGAATTCAAACTTACAATTTATAAAGAGTCCGGCCGGCCGGGTACCATTCCCGAAGCGCGGTATCGATTCAAGGCCCCGTCTGACCGGGCTCTCTTTTAAAGAAGGGGTAATAATGATACAAGCCGGCAAAACGGTATTGAGAGGGATACAAAATGACCGATAAACCTATGAGCAAAGAAGAGGCGGAGGCCTCGGTTAAAGATATGGCAGATTTCGTTAGGTATATGGACGGCACTTGCGAGCGTTGCGGTAAGCGCCGGGCCGACTGTCCCGTCGAATGTGTAGAATACCGAAGCAAACATATGTTCGAAAAAGAACCTGCTGTTAAAAAAAATAAAACACGGGATATGTATTGTAAGCATTGCGGTAAAGACAATCCGTTTTCGTATTTCGCGCCGTACCGGGGTATTTGTATTTGTTATGATTGTGCAAGGGAGCGCGGGTATCTAAATTCGGACGGGGAACTCAAAGAGGACATTTCGTTATTGTAATTTTAGTTAGGACAAGCAATCATGAACAGCGAACGGGAATATAAAGCGACTTGCTTTGATATAGGGACAGCGGGAGGTTGCGGACAGGAATGTCCGGTGTATCTCCGCGGAGACTGTCCGGATCCTCAGGAAATGCTGAATAGGAACAGTATTGATCCGGAGTTACATAAAAAACTATACGCTGATATCAAAATTGAATCAACTGAAATTGAATTACCTCCGGAAGGACAAAAACCATGAGTACAAACATTTTATTTATAGTTCAAAAATATGAACCCCCGAATATCGTACTTGAATGTCCGATATGCAAAGTAGGATTTGATTTTTCCATTAAAGACAAAAGCCGGTCTAAATACCTTAGCGGGGAAAACAAAAAGAATATAAGATGCAATCATTTCAACGATTTTAACCTGTATAAAGATATCAAATTAGAGATATATAACGGCCGGATTATTGCCTTTGTAGAGGTCGAGCATATAAGAGATTGTTTATGAAAGGGTAATAAATGAGCATTTCATGTTTGGTTCTAAGGTACGAACATACGATTGCAACCCTTGAATGTCCGGTTTGCAATACGGCATTCGACATTGACCTCCGGAGAAAATGTATTGCTAAAGCCAGAGAGCCTCTACCAACGGAACGGAAATGTAATTGTAATTACTTTGATATGTACGACCCGTACGAATCTATCAGGTTTGAGCCGATTAACGGCCGGCTTATCGCGTTTATATCGGCCAAGGACAGGGAAAAGGCGTCGGAAAAATTAGATACTTATTTGGCCGAGGAACTATACGAATTTGTCCGGGACGAGGTTCAAAATTGCAGTGAATCAGAAAGACGTACTATATACAGAGCCCTTTATACACTCTTTCGTCGAGCTAAGAAGGCCGATAAAGATTCAGGCGGAGATATCGATATACCCTCAATGGAAGACATAGAAGACTCTATCGAGCGTGAAACAGAGGACGGGCTTTATGAAATGGCCTCTGAATACGTCAAGAAAATAACTAATACCGAAAAAACGCCCGGCTCGAGACGTGTAGTAGAAGCTATCAAGGATAAAATACATTTCCTAAAAAGAACAAGAGACAGCATTAAACTAAACGCTGAACTTCGGAAAATTCAAGAAAACGAAAGAGAGGCGGAAATGAACAATAAAAGCAATGTAGAGCAACTGTCAACCCGAAAGATACGTGATATACGGAAGCTGAAGAGCTTGACCGACTGGTCCAACAGAGAGATTGCAGTAATATATAAGACAAACACCGAGACGGTTAGGCGCGCGCTTGTAACCGAAAACTACAGAATGAGACCTTAAGGAGGCTAAAACATGGAAAAAATAAAATCGCCTGAAAGTTTGTATCCCCTTCATTTGGGTTTTAATGAATATTGCGAGTATATGTCAAAGAGCGAAAAAGAGGAAATGCTCTTACGTAACGAAAGAGAATATGTAGAAAAGGGAATCGAATGTATAAATTTACAGCGAAAGATTAACTCCCTGATAGATAGAATAGAGGATATTTCAAAGAGACAGGAAGAGCTCTTTATTTCAAGTGAAAGGGAGGGCGTTAGCGAGCATATTGTTTCAAAGATAATGGAAGAGGCCGGGGAGGCTTCCGGTCTAATTCAAGAGCTTAATCGAAACAAAGAGAAGCTAAAACAGGTTAGAGAGGAACTCTGCAAAATGCGTTCTGCCCCTTTTTAACGCAATTTATAATTTATTGAGAGGATTTTACATGGAATCGGAAAAAACAGTTTTTGTAGACTTGGAAACGGATACAGAAGTCGCAACGGTACCGACAGAGTCTCTGTCTGGTTTGGAACTGGAAGAGGATAGCATAATACAGTTCGGAGAGACTATATACCGTATTGAACGGAAAATAGTACCAGAAGGCCGAAATCTCCCCGAGAGAGTTTGTCTCCGAGTTGATCCGACAGCTTTAAGTGTTTCTTTTGAAAAGGACAAAAAATGAATTTTAATCGAGTAGTTATAGCTGGACATTTGACGCGGGACGTAGAAGTTAGACGTTCCAAGAATGATAATCCAATAGGAAATACCGGAATCGCGGTAAATCGAAAATGGAAAGAGGACGAATATGTATCCTTTTTTGAGGTTACGATTTTCGGAAAGCAGGCCGAGACGCTGTTCGAGTATGCAGGAAAGGGGAGCCCGATACTGTTCGAAGGCCGACTAAGGCAAGACCGGTGGGAGAATGATAACGGGGAGAAGAGGAACAAGGTAAAAATTATAGCCGAGAGCTTCCGGTTCGCCGGTTCCCCTCGGGAAAAAAAAGAGTCGGACTCTGAAGGGAACAGCGATTCCGACGACCCCGGAGCCGTTCCGTTTTAAGAGAAGGGAGTACATATGAAAGATAGAACCTTTATAATCGATACTGAAAGCCCCGACGATATCCCGGAAAAATTCCGAAAAGAATTTCAATTCCCAATAGGGGAGATTCTTAGAATGAGAGACCCGGAATATGTAAGGAAACTTATTAAATTATCAAGATTGAACGATAAAATATTCGGGCTTGAAGACGAAATTAACAAGAGAATAAGAAATATAGAGGCTTTAACAGAATGCGACTCCGGAACCTTAGAAATAATAGAGAGAGTTACTCGAGAGTCGGGCCGTGTATTGGAACGGATAGAACAACTGGCCGACCTTTGGCAAAAGCGAAATGAATTAGATTCTGTTATAAAAGACTTTAAATAGAATACATACGGAGTAACTATTTTTTTATCGAAGGTATGTCCGGAAGAGAATAAACTCTGGTCAAGTCTTAATGTTTTATAAGTATGCTGTTCGGGTTTCCATATATATAGACTATCCCGGGGCGTAAAAACAGTTTACCTTAAGCTCCGAACAGTATACGAAGTACACGCCCCGGGATTACTTTTAAGAGAGGAAAAAATATGTTAAGCTTAACCCCTTGGCAAGTATGGTTTTTGCGTAAGATATATAATTACGGCGTCTCTAAATGGACTCAGGAAAAGCTCGCTGAGAAATTAAATGTCTCTGTCTCGACTACAGGAAAAGCAATACGAAATCAGGGTCCGTATAAGGGAATTGTAACAGAGGATTTGTTTCAAGAGTATAAATTTTATGGAAGATACATAAGGTATTGTCTGCTAAAGGACGGGGATATAAAAAAAGGGAACAATATATTAAAAACCCTTCGAAATATAGGGTTTTATACTCCTCAAAATATCGGACCGGAACTCCCGGACGACTCAAAGGAATTCAAGGAAAAGTTTTTTATTATTGATACAGATAATTGCGCTTATTTTTTTCTGAGTAACCGAAATTGGGAGGCCCTGAAACAGATACTATTTAAAACAATATTCCTCCGTATAGCAAATTTACCGATAGCAGTTTCCCCTGAATATATACTTTCATGGAACGTCTTACCTTGGCCGGAACCGAACAACGAGAGATTAACGAATAAGGGTACTCCCTATACATACATTTTACAGGCTTAACTCGCGCGCCTTATTTTCAGGGGCTGATATAGGAAAATATTTAAAAAAATATTAAATTATAAGTTTAATACAGTAAGGGGTTTATGACTTTTATGTTAAGGTTTTTTAAAAAAAGTCTTGCAATTTTGAGTATATCGATACAATATAATAGTAGAAACGAAACGCGAACTTAAAAGAGAGGGCAAAAATGAGAGACTCAAGAAAACAATCGGACTCAGGCTCGGAAGGCGCCCTCGGCCGGATTACCGAGTCCATTTCTTTTTATCGAAAGGGAGATGTTATGGAAATGTTGCAAGATTTGGAATATGGTAAGAGGGAAAAGGGCCTTTACAGGGCGCAAGACAATAACAGGGAGATTGTAAAGAGAGAGCTCGATAGACTCGGATATAAGGTTCGCGACGTTGAACGCGAAAGAGACGGCTGGCTCGACGGATTCAAGATAGACAAATTCCACCTCATGGACAGACGTACCCTTAGAGAGTTTCATGTATACGGAAACGACGACAATACCAGACTGTTTGAGCCGACATCAGGAGGAGGTAAATCTCTTTGGTTGAAGGTTGAGGGAACAGAATCTTATTACAGTCAAAAAAAACAAGAGAGGATATGAGTTATAATTCCAAAAAAAGGGCCCGGAAGGCGGGGGGGTCCCCCCCGTCCAGAAGGGCCCGTATTCTTTTTGAGAGAGAGGACAAATCATGGAAATGAAATTTTATTCAGATATGTTCGAGGCAGAGGAAACGGACCGGGTCGAGGTGTGCAACCCTAAGGGCGTTGCGGAAAAATTAACGAAGCTCGGAGGGTACAATATACATTCCTATATCGTTTACGGAAGAAACAATGCTAAAGTTGAAGTAGGAGTCGAAATTAAATCTCTTGCAGAATCTGAAATCGAAGGTATTGGAGCTGAATCTGTTAGAATAATTGGAGGACCAGATTATCTTAATAATTTGGTGTTAGAGTTCCCGGAATATTATTTTCCCGCCGACTCTAATAAAAGCAGTTATTTTGAGGTTAAGTTAAATCCTCTTGACTATATAGTCCTTGAAACCGCAAGACAAAATATTGATTCTAATGCTTTATCAGCAACCCTTAAAGAAGTTCTTGATATATCTATAGAAAAAGCGAAATACTTTTCTTGCGAATTCAAATTGAATTTTATGGATTTCGGATTCAAAAGTACAAGGGCCTTGATACATTTTGTTCTTGGACAATGTAGGGAATGTAGGGTCGGAAAAGGGCGGAAGCTCTTCAATCAAATATACGAATATTTTAGAAGGGATAATACCAATGAGCGATACTAAAAACATAATTTCTGTTTTTTCGAAAGCCTTCCGGGAGCATACAGAAGACTTTAAGGTCGAGGTGTTCGGCGAGGTTGTAACTGTTACATATACCGAAGATATAAAACTGGACTTACCGCAAATTGAAGAACTTCGGGGTTGCGGTCTTGAGAAAATTAAATTACAGAACGGACAATTAAAAATGTCCTTCGATTTAAAAGCAGTTGATATATTTGAAGGGGATAAAAAATGATTAAACTACAAGCGAATTTTGACGAAAAAGAGGGAGAAGAAATACTCAAAATGCTTTCCGATACTTTCGGGGGAGGATTAACCCCTAAAACTCTTGTAAAATATGGATTAAAAGAATGGAAAGAAATCAAAAAACAGGGAGTAGTATCCCCTTATATGGAAATAAAAGATATATGTAATTGGACTTATTTCAAGGAACATAAATACTGGAAGTCCGGCTGCAACTGCAAAGGACTTTTAGGCTTGATACCGGGAGTTGAAAATACCTGTCCAAGTTGCGGAAAAAAAATAATCATACTTCCCGAGTCAAGCGACATGATAGAAATTGAAAGAAAAACGTCTAAAGTAATATCATGCATAACGAAACAAAACATTCAATATCGAGATTATGAACATGAATACAACCCCGAGACCGACGCCTTAAAAATAGTTGTAACGCTTACAGATAACCAGTCTCTTACCTCAAGGGATATTTCCAAGTTAAGCGAAAATGGTTTGTATGAAATAAGGACCGAAAGCCTCGAGCTTGTAGAGGGTCCGGCACAAAAGCCTCTTGAATTGGAATTTCGCTTTAATAGGTTATATTCGGAGCCGGCCTCTATCGAAGGTAAGGTCGTCTCTGCTGAAAAGGCGATAAAAAGGGAGGACAAGCAATGAAAAAATTATGTCCATATTGCCTATATAGACTTACAAGAAAAGACGTTCAGAACGGTCTTATATGCACTCCCGGAGGGGAGATATATAACTGTCCATGCTGTAAAAAAATTTCCGGGGGCCCGGAAACCTTTACTCTTGACGATTTCCCGGAACGAAAAAGGCTTGTAGAAGCAGGAATAAAGGAACTTCCGGTCGGTATACCGCGTAAAAAGATTTTTATAATAGAACAGGAACTTCCCGTTATAGTAGAGAGAAAATGAGAGAAAAATACATAGACAAAAATTTTCACGCGTCGACGATAGGCGTTATCGACCAAGCGAACAGCATACTTGAAGATTACGACGAACAGGGATACAGCTTAACCCTTCGACAGCTTTATTATCAGTTCGTATCGAGAGACCTTATAGAGAACTCTCAGCGTTCTTATAAGCGTTTGGGCTCTATCGTAAACGACGGCCGGCTCGCCGGGTATATAGATTGGGAGTATATCGAGGACAGAACGCGCAATCACAATTCCAATTCTCATTGGGATACGCCGAGCGATATAATACAATGCTCGGCCGAACAATTCCGTATAGACCTTTGGAAGGAGCAAGAGGTCTATATCGAAATATGGATTGAAAAGGACGCCTTGCTCGGAATAATTGAGCAGAAATGTAAGGATTGGGATATCGTTTACATGTCTTGTCGGGGATACAGCTCGCAAAGTGAAATGTGGAAGGCTTCAAAGAGATTGAAAAATCAAGAGGATATAGGGAAAGATACGGTTATCATTCAGATGTCTGATCATGACCCGAGCGGAATAGATATGTCTCGAGATGTTCGAGACAGAATGGAAATGTTCGGGGTTTATCCGCTCGTTAAAAGGGTTGCTCTTAACATGTCGCAAATAGAAGAGTATAATCCTCCCCCGAATCCGGCGAAATTGAGCGATTCCCGGGCCGAAAGTTATGTAAATGAATACGGTTATGAATCTTGGGAGCTGGACGCCCTCGAGCCCCGGGTTCTAAACGAGCTTATAGAAAAATCCGTTTTAGAGTTCGTAAACGAGGACAGGTTTAACGAGGCAAAAAAAATGCAGGAAAAACAGAGGTCCAAGCTGATATGGGTATCTGAAAATTGGTCCTCTATAGTCGATTAGTTTTACTTTTTTTTAAGGATTTGCAATGGATAACAAGTTTGAACTCGGAGAACAGCTTAAAGACATTGTTACGGGATTTGAAGGTATCGCGGTCGCAAGAATAGAATATCTAAACGGTTGCGTTCAGTATGGTATAAAACCAAAGCTCGGAGAAGAGAGCAAAAAAAAAGGTGATTTCCCCGAAAGCCAATATATCGACGTGGAACAGCTCGAAAGAATCGGAGACGGTATAAAGGCCGAAAGAAATACGGTAGGCGGTCCGGGAGACGAAAACGCTCCTGATAGATACTCGGTATAATAAAAAGCCGGGGGGGGCGGTTGTTCGCGTAGAACCTCTCTCTCTTCCGTCTCTCCCGGCTCTTCTTTTAGAAAAGGACAAACAATGATACCTATTTTAATATTGTCTACTATTTCCGCTTATTTACTCGGTTATATAACTCGAGTTCTTGTAGAGGGGGAATGGAAGTTTAATTTAAGCAAAGACGCTCAGGGATATTTAAAAGACTGCAAGGACAAAGGCAGAGACCGACCTTGCGGGTAATCGATAACTTTTCGGTCCGATAATATTTTATAAAATAAAGGAAGGAATAAGTATGTCAAAAAAACGTTGTGTTAGTTGCGGGGATCCGGTCGAAGGACCAACTTATAAATGTTCTGATTGCGGTAACAAGGTCTGCAAGAAATGTATAGACATGAGCTCCCGGCGTTGCAAAGAATGTATCGAGTTTGAAAAAATGAAAAAAGAGCTGTCCAAAGCGAAACGAGAGAAGGCTCGAGAACACCAAGACCCGGCTATGGATATGTTTCCGGGCCCGGGAGAGGAAAAGTCCAATCCTAAGAAGGATACGGAGGCAGAATCGGACAAAAAAATGGATTCCGATAAGGGAGAAAAGGCCAATAAGAACAGGGAGAAAGAGATTCCCGAGGAAACCTCTAAAGAAGGTCCGGAGTTTGAGGGATTTCATATAATTGAAATCGACATTGAAAACAACAAGAACATAAAAGCCTTTTTTAAGGTCCTTGACGGAGAGGACCTTATCGTCGCCGGGGATACGGGTATCGGGAAAACGACAGCAATTTCCGTTCTCTGGAATATCCTCGAGACGGGGGACGACCAGATTCGACATGGTGAAGACCGTGCAAAGATAAAATGCAAACTCTCGGACGGGTCAAAAACTATAGTATGTAAGAGGGAATATTACAAGTCCGGGGGAGAGCAAAAATCCCGGATAAAACTAATGGATTCTGAGGGGGAAAGAGTTTCTGTAAAAGATTTCAAAAAAATGTTGTCGGACCTCTCGGTAAATCCTCACAAGATAGCAGAAATGGACCCCTTGCCTCGGACAAATACTTTGATAAGATCGGCCGGAATAGAAGAGCAGATAAAAGATATAGACAGAAATCTTGAGGAAGCCAAAGAGGAAAGAACATTTTTGAATCGGAGGCGAAAAGAATCGGACCCCGGAGAAGAACCTGAAAAGGTCGAACCTGTAAATATTTCGGAAAAAACCGAAAAGTTAAAAAAGAGGATAGAATATAATAACAAGGTGGAAAAACGAAAAATAGAAGTAGAGGAACTCGAAAGCGAAGTGTATACGATTGAAGAAAAAATAGAGTCTATAGAAAACGAACTGGAAAACCTCAAATCGGAATACAAAGAAAAAGGGGACGAATTAGACGAACTCTTAAAGGAAACTGAAGGCGAAGAGGTTGTCGACCTAAGGGACTTGGAAAAAGAGATAAACGAAGCAGAAGAGCGCAATAATAAGGCCTCGAGGTGGACCAGCTGGAAAGAGAAAAAAGAGGAAGCAGAAGAGACCGAGAGCAAATACCAAGAAGTAAAAGAATACATAAACAAACTTCGAGAAAAAAAGAAAAAACTTCTTGAGGAAGCAGATTTTCCGCTTGAGGGACTTAAAATTGAAGACGGATCCATTATATATAAAGGGATAAAATTCGAGAATCTCGGAAAGTCTGAGCAAATACTCGTATCAGCCGGACTCGCAAAAGAGCAGATAGGAAAAGTCCGGGTCGTCCGTATAGACGGTATCGAGTCTATGTCGGAAAAAGACTTTATATCTCTCCGGGACATGTTTAACGAAGCTAACATACAGGTACTCGCGTCCCGTGTCTCAAGAGGGGAGCTGGAACCAACAGAAATAACCATAGAGGAAGGAGAATATATAGAAGGGGATAAAGACAATGGATAAAAAGATATTATGGTTAGATATAGAGACATCAGGGCTTGACCCGAAAGCAAACGACCCGCTTATAATAGCCGGAATTATCGACATAAACGGGGCGACATATTCGAAGTTTAAGATAAAAACCCAACCTATAGATTGGGACAGTATTTCCCGTAAAGCCCTAAAAGTAAACGGTATTACTCTCGAGGAAATTTCAAAATACCCGGAGCCCCAAAACGCTCTTGAGGTGTTAAAGAAAAAACTCGGCGATTATGTAAACAAATTTAATCGAAAGGATAAATTTTATATCGGCGGATATAACGTTAGGTTTGACCTTGATTTTTTACATGAATGGTTCAAAAAGCTTGACGATAAATATTTCGGTTCATGGTTTAACTGGAAGACGGTCGACGTGATGTCTATTCTACATATAATGGACTACAGAGGCGATTATAATTTTCCGAACTATAAACTGAAAACGATATCGGAGTCTCTCGGTATAAAACATTCGGAACATGAGGCTGATTCGGACATAGACGTTACGCGTCAAATATATATTGGAGTACAAAAATTTTTTAAAGAAGGGAGGGTTTGAAATGGCTTTCGCTTTATCAATAAGACAGCCTTGGGCCTATCTTATAATAAATCTTCCGGCTGAAATAAGGAAGGATATCGAAAACAGAACATGGAATACGAACCATAGAGGGGAGCTCTTTATACATGCTTCTGCAACCATAGAAAAAGACGTATATAAAGAGTTTCGAATGAGGGGATATGTCCCCCCTATGGAAGAAATTAAAACGGGCGGAATAATAGGGAAAGTAAATCTTGTAAAAGTCGTAACCGAACACAAATCTGATTGGTTCGAGGGCCCGTTTGGATTCGTTTTTAAAGATGCAGAGAAAGTTCCCTATACTCCGATTAGAGGGAACCTTAACATATGGTATTTCGATAGAAAAAAATTAAATCGATAAAAAAATATATATACGAAAGGAAAATGAATGTCTGAAACAAAAAGAAAAAATCTTCCACTTAAGATTGAGACAGCCGAAATATTCGAAGCAACGTTCCGCCGGTGGAAAGCCCGAACCGGTAAAGGTATGGAAGAGTTCGCGGAGGTTGTAATAACAAGAGGTATTTTATATTTGAAACAAAAGTATCTAAGCGAATTTGAAAAGGAAATGGAAGGGGGTTCAAATGAGTAAAAAAATAGGACTGTCTTTATCCGGGGGCTCCGGTCTTCCGATCAGTAAATTTCTTATTTGTCCTCGCTGGTTTAAATATATCAAGGACGGATTTCGCAAAAAATATTACAAACCGGCTCTCGCTGAGGGGCTGATATTTCATTCGTACGCTGAGAAGTCTCTGAAAAGGGATATATTTCGAAAGAATGGTACTGATATTGTAGAAATAGACCCGGAGGAAGCAAGCGAGGTTCTCAGGTCTGGTAAATGGACTGACAAGAGAAAGAAAAAGGACATTCGGTGGCAAACAGAAGGGGAGGACGGGGACAAAATAGAGCAAGCCTCCGAGCGTATACCGGGCATGTTAAAGACTTTTCTCGAAAAAAAGAGGGATTTCGGAGAGGTCGTAGAGGTTGAAAAGGCAATCGAAATAGAAGAACTTATACGCCCGGTCGGGGAACCAACCGAAAAAGAGATTGAAGACGCCGGACGACTTCTTATGAACGGGGTATGGTTCTCTGGACGGAGCGATTTCGTAACGGACGACAATACTATACATGATCTCAAGACGTCCAAGAGCGAATGGAAACAGGAACAGGCCGACGACCAACAGCAAGCAACGCTTTATGGTTACATTACGTCGGTTATGAATCAGAACCCGGTAGAAGAATTCGTCTATCATATTTTCACAAAACACAAAAGAGGTTGCAGATATCAGGAAATCAGAACAAAGAGAAATATAGATGACTATCTCGCAACATATGAAAATCTTTTAAGCGTCGGGAATCGCGTTCTTGATTGCGAAGAGAAGGGGGAATATCCTAAAGAGGGTTCCATGAGAACGAACTGTAGAGACAGGTACTTTCGGCGCTGTCCCTATCATGTCCTTTGTTTCCCGGAGAAGTATTCCGAGGAAGAGCAGGAAAAAGAATTAAAATCTATAATAAAAGAATGAGAGGTTAACTATGAAACTCGGAGAATTTGAAAGAGCCGAAATAATCCAAGAGCGCGTACATAAAATCAAAGGGGAATTAAATAAAATAAATATTGCGAAAAAGGCTCTTGCGAAAAAGAAGGATACGCCCCCTTCTATAAGTTCTATAAAAGGCGGTATTGAAGTCTTCTTCAAAAAAACAACACAAACTATAGAGATGTCTAAGGTCGATATAAAGAGTTATGTCGAATGGAAAGAGAAGTCTCTTAAAAAAGAAAAAGCGAGACTCGAAAAAGAATTTAGAATGTTATAAGGATAATAATATGTTAATTAAAGACTTAAAGCCTTGCTTGCATGAACAGGGTAAAATTAAAATTGGACGGAAGCAGGAACAGGTACGAAAAGGCAAGTCCGGCAGAAAATATCAGGCGCCGGTTAAGACAGATTATGTGTTTGTAACGACTCTCGAAAAAGACGAACATAACAATTTTATCGAGGACAAAGAGCTTACTCAAAAGCTAACGAAAGAGAAGAACAGCGACGGAAATCCCGTATTGATAGGTCCCTGTATATTTTTATATAACGACATGAAGTCAAATTTAATTACTTCCTATTGTCGAAGAGGGGCTTCTCATGTCGATTGCAGGGGGGACGGAAAGACAGCGATCCGGTATCTCCCGGACGGAGAAACGAAAAAAATAAAATGTCCCGGTAAGGAATGTAAATATATTGAAGAGGGTAAGTGTACTCCAACCTGTATTCTATCAGTCGTATTTCCAGACGCGCCCCGGGCCGGCGGTGTTTACCGCTTTCGCTCTTCAGGGTGGAACTCCGTCGAGAAACTGCAATCAGGTTTGTATTATTTCTGGTTATGGTCAAACAAAAAACTTGCTGGAATACCGTTTTATTTGAGGGTAAACAGAGGGGAATCAACAACTCAAGGCGGACGAACACGGGTTTTTTATTACCTCTCGATTGAGTATGAAAATACTCTTCGAAGTTTAACCGAATCGCCGGACCGTATCGAACCCCCTCAGGGATTGCCTTCGCCGGAGACAGGGGAGCAACAGAGAGCAATCATGGTACAAAAAACAGACGAAGACCTCGACGAATTCCAGCCTCTTTACGAGGTAGACGAAGAGTCGGGAGTCGTAACAGATAGAGACGGAAAAATAGTTGATAGAGTAAAAAAAGAAGAACAAGGAAACGGCCCTTGGAAAGGGAAAGCCGAGGCTTTAGAGGAAGGGGAGGAGGATACAAAAAAGGAAGGGAAAACAACGGAGGGAAACGTATTTATGCAACTTCTCCGCGAAACATATTCAAAGTATCAAAAGATATGGAATGATACCCCGAAGGAGAAAAGACCCCCAAAGAGGGGTATTACGAAGGAACAGCTCGAAGGGCTTACAGACAAAGAAATATTTCGGCTTTCAAGAGAGATAAGAAAAGAAATAAAAGAAATGGTTAAGGAAGACGAAACAGAAGACCCCGTCAATGACGAACCGGGGGACGATAGAGGGGAAGACTCCGAGGAAGTCCCCGAAAGAGACCCCGAGGAAGACTCCGAGGAAGTCCCCGAGGAAGACCCCGGGGAAGCTCCCAAGGCAGAAAAACCGGGAAAAGATATCAAGAGCAAGAGGTCAAGCGGTGGCAATGGAAATCACCGTACAAGGTCTATATTAGAATAGAAAGAGAATATATGAGGGAACAGACCTGTCCGAATTGTGGTAGAACATGGACCCCGAAAAATTTGGAAGCCTTTACGAATCACGTTAAGGCTTGCAACAGGAAGGACCAAGTAATCGAAGAGCTATCAGAGCCGGGGTCGAAATTTGGAAACGTTCGCTGTAAATTCAACGGAGAGAATTTCGACTCTAAGCTCGAGGCCCGATATTGTAAATTTCTCGATTCACTTACTACAACTGGAATATTGAAATATTATCTCAGGCAGATACCATTCCACCTTCCGGGGAATACAACGTATCGGGCCGATTTTATGGAGGTATACAAAGGAAATCGGATTAAATACGTCGACTGTAAAGGTAGAATTACAAAAGCTTTTACCCGAAGCAAGAAACAGGTCGAGTCCTTATATCCGGTTGAAATAATAATAGTTAAGAAGGGAGATTTTCCGGAATGATTTTAGAAAAAGACGGCGCTTACGTTTGGACGGACGACTCAGAAGAGAATACAATTTCTAATTTCACTATAGAACTACTGTATGTAATAAAAGACGAGCTCGGATTTAAAGAATACATGATAAACATAAAGTTTCAAGATAATAAATTCGGGCCGTTTCCTTTTAAATCCTCGAATTGGGCCTCCCGGGGGGCCTTTATAGAGTATATTGGGCGTTGTGGGGGAGACTTCGGGTTTTATGGAAATCATTCACAAATATTAGCCGTCAAGGATTTTATTTTCAAAAAATATAGCCCCCGAAGCATAGAAATAATAGACGGGTACGGAAATGTAAAACCGAATCTTTGGGTTGCAGACAACGGCGTAATATGGAAGGGCGAAATAATCAAGGCCGACGAAGACGGTATATCATGGATAAAGAATTCAAACTTTGAAGTTGAGGGTTTTCGTACCTCGACCGTAAATGATATAAAAAGCCTTGATATACCGGACGAATTATGGTCCGTTAAAGAGATTATCGAACGGATACATTATTTATATTCAGATACAAAATTGGTGTGGCCTCTGTTAGGATTCGCAACGGCGAGTATATATTTTAAAAAGATAGCCGGAACAATGGGACAGTTCCCGGTTGCCTATTGTTACGGAGAATGGGGGGAAGGTAAGACCGGCTGGGCCGAGATTTGCGCCTCTCTCGCCGGCGGACTTATCCCGGCCCCGTCCGGGGAATCGACAGTAAAAGGAATTCACCGGAGTTTATCGCGACGACATTCTATACCGACAGTCCTAAACGACGCCGGAGGTGCAAGTAAAGAAGCTATGGTCTGTTCTCTATTCGATTTGGACCCGTATGTAATGGGTCGTAGAACGACGGACTCTCGTACGAAGGGAATCGGGTATAATTCTCCGGGAATAATAACCTCGACCCGAAGCATGGAACGAGAGGACGCTCTCTCCCGTTGTGTAATAATAAATTTTAATTCATATTCAAAGGACGATTCGAAGGCCTCGGAATTTCGGGATTTCTGGACAGAGGGTTTCGAGCATGGAAAAAACTTCGGGTTCTTGGTTGAACTTCTTAAATCAGAAGCAGAGGAATATATAATAGAGAATATCGACCTTACTCAGCGCGCGCTCGCCGAGATATCCGCCGAAAGAGGACAAAAGATATCAGCTCGACAAATACAGGTATTCGGTGTATTATACGGGGCGTTCTTGACTGCTTGCGACGCTCTCGACCTATGGACTATTTTCGACCGGTTAAACATGGAAGTACCGGACAAAAAATCTATATCTAAATCTTTCGGGAATCTGTCCCTTGAGACAAACGAGTTGATTCAGGAACAGGAAGAACTGAATAAATTCTTCCGGTATATCGAGACCCTATATCATAATAACCGACTTAAAACGATTCTTCGGGACGGGTTCGACTCTGAGGGGGAACATATAGTATTTCATTTAGGATCTCTTATTTCTGAGATACAAAAAGAAGACCGAATGGTCGGGTCCCGGAAACTTCAGGGACTATCATACGGATATTTTAAAAGCCAAATCGAAAGAACCTTCGGAGTAGAATCTGAGCCGACTTCGATAAACGGAAAATCCGTAAGAGGATATAGGATATATATAAAGCAGTTAAGAGAAGCAGGAATCGACTTTCATTTGAGCAAAACAGAATATAGGAAGGATACAGGAAATGAAGAAGTGGACCCGCCGTTCTAAACACCGTCCGATATCGAAAAAGGAAGCCGAAAAATCGATAAGAGACGGGAGAGCTATTCAAAATCAAATAAAATGGTTTAACAAAAAATGGAAGGCCGAGGAAGGAAAAGAGACGTCTTTCGGAGACGATTCGCCGTTCCCGTTCGGGAAATACGGTCCACCTCCGAAGGGAGAAGGCCTAAAACTTAAAGACGTACCCGCCTCATACTGGTTATGGTTAGAGGACCAAGAATGGTTTGAAGAGAAATACCCGGGGTTATATAGCTATTTTCTCAACAATCTCGAGGCTATAGAACATGAATACGAGAATGATCAATAAGAAATGAGGATCTAATTCGCCTGAGGATTGTACTTATTGTGTTCTTCAGTATGATTGTACCCCTATTCTTTCGAATCCATAAATTAGGTACTATTTCGAGGCAACAGGGGGTATTTATAGGGCCGTTCAACACAAAAAAACCCCGGGATACGATTACGGATAAACGAGCGACAAGCCCGTCGGCGAAGCGAAATCAATCCCGGGGTAATTATTTAATTTTTTAATTTCGAAATAGCTCTTTCAAGTATCATTTTAAGTATATCGTCCCCGTATTTTTTCGCGAGAGCGATACCTCGCTCCTGAGCAAGCTCTTTAATTCTTTTTAGAGCTTTATTGAGAGCCTCTTCTTTTTCTTCGAGCGTAAGTTTACCGTCTTCGGATTTTGTTTTAAGCTCGCGTACGAACCCGAGATATACCGAAGTAACCGCGGTCTCGGCCAACATTGCGACTTCTTTTATCCAGCCTTCCTCCTTTAGAACCTTCCGCTTGAAATACGCCCAAAGGGCCCCTATAATAATAGCAAGTACCGATATTACAGCCGGAGAAGCGAGAAAATCGATTGCTTTTTCCATACTATACCTTCCTTTCAATTAGAGAAAATTGGAATTCCTATTCCAGCTAAAAGCGCGAGCAAAGAAATAATTATGCTCGCAATCGAAAAATAAAAAACCCGTCTATTTTGAGAACAATCTTTTTCATGGTTAAGAATACGAAGTTCTATTACTTCTTTCATTGCAGTTTTAATCGTTTGCTCTTCTTTCGAGGTTAGACTTCTATCTTTTAAAACCTGATAAATGCAAGAGTCGATATATCTTTTTATATCGTCTTCACTTTTATTTTCAAAAAAACAATCGGACATATGTTACACTTTCGCTCTCTCATCTAAATGTAGTTTAAGGAATATAGAATTCGATATTTGCTCCGGAAGGCTTTCCCTTTTATTCCTGTCCCCCTTTGTGAAATCGTTAATTTCGTTCGGAGATATTACATTATCGTACCTCTCTTGCAGTTTATTTGCGGGGTCAGGGTTGATATAATATATTTCCCCCTTATACCCCTTTGCGAAAACAGATTTCCCTATCTCGGGGGCTTGGTCGACTCTCAGGTCTATAAAAATAACCCGATAATCTTTCCAGCTTTCGATAAGATTATGTGAATATTCTCCTGTATAAAAATCGGCATGTTGACATATTTCAAGAAGGGAACTTTCCGGTATGCTTAAAACAGCTATTTTTTTATCAAACATATTAGTCCTCTTCAATACTTAAAAGGTCAAACTCGGTCTCCCAATTTACCGGGTCTATTCGTATACCGGTTATACGATATGATTTTACGAAAATCTCTTCTCCGTCTTGGTCGTTATAGGGGACCCTTACAACGTCGTTTAGTTCGAGCATAGGTAACATAGGTGCTCGAAGACGAAAAGAAGACCTCGGCTCTTTGAATAACTCATAATATCTTATACAAATAGAATTAGCAATATTAACATTATCGGACGTTAAAAGATTACCCCCGGATATGGTTAATTCCCTCTCCCCGTATTTATCGATTGAATTCGGGCTTGATTCCCCTTCGGTATTGGGAGAGATTATTTCAGTAAATTCTCCGAACTCAGCCTTGACGATATTGTACAATCGTCCGAGCCCAAGATCGTAATCCATTATCTCAATAACAGATACCGAGTCTTGAAATATAAAGGCGGGAGTACCCGACTTGGACCGCTGAATAAAAAAGAATTGTCCGAGTCCGTCGAAACCGAATTGATATCCTGATATTTTTGCAAGCTCGACAAGAGCGTCCCAACAGGAAAGCCCTGTAAAATCAGCAAGTTCAATCGATACCGAAGTTTTAGTCCAAGACAGAGTAATCGAATCAACCTCCGGAGTCTCATTTTGATTGCTTCCGAGAGCGACTCTGTATTTTAAATATCTATCGGTCGTCGATTGTATTTGCCCTCCCGGACCTATAACTTTATAAGATTCCCAAGTCGAATCATCCGGGGAGCTTGAAGTAAATATAACGATTTCACCTTCTGTCTTTAAGTCCGCCGAATATGTTAATAAATTAAAATCTGTAACGGTTCCTCCCCCGGACTCACAATCTATAGAATTAGAATCATAGGTTCCGGCCTTTGCATAGTCCCCGGCCGGGTGGCAAACTGTTAAATCTTTTGTCGAATCTCCCGGTTCTAATATTCTTCGAACGGTATATGTATCCCCTTCGGAAAAATATTGACTTAAATCAACTTCTCTATAATGAGTTGTATAAATCGTCCCGAAAGAAATAACACTACTCCATACAACAGTTGAACCGTCAATTACTTCTATTTTTCCTTGATTTCCAAAAGGAGAAGACCCTTTAAAATCGGCCTCAATTCTTGTATATGTCTGAGAAGGTTCCATAGTACCCGTATTATCTACATTAATATTTGAAGCCCCGGAATTCGAATATTCGCTTGAATCCGAAATATCAGTTGTAGAACAAAAGTCAGCAAGCCTAAGTTTGTCCGAATCGCACTCTATATTCTCATATGTCCCCCCCGTCCATTCCGAACATTCGTCCTCAGTATGATATTCGATTGCTCCCTCAAAAACAACCGGGTCAATTTCATAGGAAGTAATACCGGCATGAGATAGGAGATATTCGACAAGTTCTTCTATTTTTTTATCACGGTACCAATATATATAATCTGCATATACATTTTGTCCTGAAGTCGGAGCGACTTCAAATTGAATTTGACCCGGATTATCGTAATCTGATAGATTCGAAATAGAATATTCGACGCCCCGCTCTTTTTTCGTTGTATCGATTCTAACTTCGTCAACTCGGCCAACACCTCTCTTAGAGGTCTCGAATGTTTTTACCGAGCCGTCCGTTCCATACTTTATGATTCTGTATGTATCTCCGTCCCTAATTCCGTCTGAATATAAATTATCACCGGTACACTCAAGGCGAGTTGCAGTATTGCCGTCGATATCGTATTCATTACCGGCCCCGTCCCCTGAAATCATTCTCAAAATATAGCCGGACCATTCGTCGGCCGTCCATGATTTCGTACTATCATAAAAATAACCGTTCGTATCATTGCTCGGGTCGGAGGTTGCCTCTCCCGATTCATACCGAGCGTAAAGCTCTTCGTTTGTAACAACATTGGAAGCCTCTTCAGCGCTCAAATTTTTTAATATAGACTCTTTTCCTTTTACTTGTATAGAAACTTCATCTGAGGCGGGCCGGTATACTATATTCTCAATAACACCGTCAAAAACATATAGATAATTGTCCTTTGAATCTCCCGTCTCGGAAGGATCAAACCCGGGATAATTATACACCCCTTTGTCTATATATGCTCCTATTATTATTTTTATTTCTGATTTGTACGGAACATAATCAGAACCGGACCGGCTCCAAATTGAACTTGAATATCCTTTGTCCCAAATATTGTCGGAATTATCCGCAACTATATTTAGGTTTGAAACCTTCCACTCATTAAGACCCTCAGTGTCGAGCTTCCAATTTATCGGGTCTATAGAAATAATATAATTTTCAAGGTCTATTGCGGAATCAAGGGTCCCGTCTTCCTGTCTTCTTTTCAGCTCGACTCGAGCGAAATAATGTACAGATTCTTTCGGGAATTCCTGAATAAGGGAATCATCAATATCTCTCATACTTGCTCTATTTCAATTCTGAAATCGGAACCGGCCCCTTTCCATTGAACCGAATACGGAAATCTTAGAGAGTCGACAAATTGAGCCTCAAAACAATAAAGAGGTCTGTCTTTAGGTTCTGGATATATTACAAAAGAATTATTTTCTTTCCAAATATCCTCTATTGTCTCGAGGGTACTTTCCGTGAGAAACTCGAAACCGAAGCTTACTCTTCTCTTTTCAAACTCCGTAAATTTTTTTGCCTTTCCAGATTTTAACCGGAATCTTCCGCCCCCCTCAAATATGGAAGGTTCGTATATATCGAAATCCGGGAGAGTTAATCTTTCCTTGCAAACAATAATTTCACCGGCGTATTTTTCCGCGTCGGCCGTTTGAGTTGTAAGAATATCAATTCTCAGGTCGCCGGAAGTAACAGAGCTATCAAGCGATATAGTTGTATAAGAATCTGATTCTGAAAATTTTCCGACAACAGTATTACTGCTATTTGAATATATTTCGAAAAGTTTCCAGTTATGATTCAGTATTATAATCGTATCAAATTCTCTATCGACGGTATTATAAGGGTCGTAAAAATCTATATCTATTCGTTCGGTGGTAGAATCGTCTGAACCCGAAGACTCCCATTTTGTATCAGGATCTCCGTCTCCAAGCCAACTTTTTTTGTCTGAGCCAGAAGTAACAGTTAAATTGCTCCAAACAGCCTCCCAATCTTCAACTTGGGACTTGAAATAATCAGGGGTAAATATTGTCGGATAATCAAGAACAGTCTCAGGGTCGTAATATTGCGAAGCCTTTATACTAAATAAATTTTCTTGAAAACTTATACTCATACGGAATCCCCCGAGTTCTTTTTACCTGAATTGTATGCTTTCTGAGCAAGCTTAACGCCCTTATTGGTCCTATTTTCTATCTCCCGCCCTATACGGTCTATGATTATTCCGACGTTTTCGTCCGACGTTGAACCAACATTTATAGATATGTTTTGAGACAGGTTCACTCCGCCCCCTCCCCGGACCATACCCCCGGACTGATAAGCGCCTCCCCGGGGTGATGTACCGCGCTGTATCCCCTGAACGAGAGAGGACGGAACTGTACCGGTTCTTTTTATAGAATTTACCATATTCCTTGGTATTACATATTCTCCCGAATGAGCAATTATAGGAACTGCTCCGCCCGATTGAAATTCCGGTATAGGTCCTCCCTTCTTAAACCCGAGAAATCCTCCGAATCCTCCCCCGATATCGAGACCAAATCCAGCCGTAAGGGTCTTAAATACTAACCATTTTGCTATCATATCTGTAATGGTTTTTATTACGGTCTTCTTTATATTTTTCCAAGCGCTGGACATTGCATCTTTCGCCGATTTAGCTCCGAGTATTACGTCCGACATTGCTTGAGAAAAATTATTGGTAAACGCGTTAACGGCCGAAGTCGCGACTCCGGACCATTCTCCCATTTTCTGACTCGCGAAATCCGCAAAATCTTTATAGAGAACTTTCCTCGTTTGAGTTTCGTCTCGAGACGTTTCTTTGTTTTTTCGGGTGGTTTCCTGACTTTTTAAGGTAATTTCGTCCATTAACCCGGAAATGTTATCTTTAATTTTTTGATAGGAAGGAAGTACATCTCCCGGTAATTCACCGATTATATCTTTCAGTTTTTCCATTCCCTCGGACCCGGCTTCTGGAAATGTAGACCTGAGTTCCTCGTATGAATCTTCGAAACTCTTCGGCAATTCGTCCGAAAAAAGCGACTCGGCCTTTTTTCTAATATCTTCCATGCTATCAGCCGAATCAATTTCAAGCTTCGACCATGTCGCCTCAAACCCCTTTAGAAGTCCCGACCATTCCGGAGGCTCGACTTCTTCGTCCTTCCAAAATTTCATTTTTGAAACTGCATAGTCGCCCCAATCCCCTATATAATCGGAAAAATTAGAAAACGATTTTACGACAAGGTCGAACATATTTTTTATAGAGTTTACGAAGTTTTCTCCGAGCCAATTCCCAAGGTTTACAATGTTCTTTAAAGTCGTTTTTACATGCTCCCAAACAAGAGAGAAGTAAAAAACTATTTCCTCGTAAAGTTGCTGTCCGGACCATACGATATTATTTACAATAGTATCCCAAGAAGCTTTAATAAAAGCGATTATATCATACATTTTATCTTTTATAATAGAAGATATAGCAGACAGTATAATATCTATATTGTCTTTTAGGAATATACTTTGCTGTATAAGGTTGCTAACCCCGGTGGAAAAGGTTTTCCAAAGCCAAGTTATCGCCGGGCCGAACTTATCGACAAGCAATATGGACCCCTCGACCATTTGCTTAAACCAAACAGAGAACTCAGAACGTATAGTCGGGAGATTCTCTTTTGTAACCGTCGCGACCCCCTCCAAACTCGGGAGCAATTCCTGAGACATAGATACAAATACCCCTTTTATTCCTGCCTTTACAGCGGTAAGCTGATCGTCAAATCGTTTCATGTCTGCTGTAGTTTTATCCGATAGCACTATACCGAGGCGCTCGGCTTCGTCTCCCAAGCCTTCTATTGCGTCTCTCCCGAGTTTTAAAAATGGTACGAGATTCTTACCGGACCGACCGAGCAATTGCTGAGCAACGGCCATTTTATCGGTATCGGAGGCTCCGCTGACCATGTAGTCGGAAATCTCAAGAAGTACATCAGCGGTGTTTTTTAGATTCCCTTCAGTATCTCTTATTTCTATACCCGCTTGTCTGAAGGCTCGGGTATATGTTTCCATTCCAAATCCAGCCTCGTTAATCCGCCTCGCGAGTACAGGTATAGAACGGGTAAGGTCTTCAGTAGAACCGTGTTCCTGTTCCATTGCATATGCAAGCCTTGACGTCTCTTCGGCTGTAAGACCTGTCGATTTCCTGAGGTTGTCCATTTCAAGACCATAATCTATAGCCTTTTTAACCCCGACGGCCATCACACCGGACAAGGCAACTACAGACGCTCCGACTCCGGCGAGAACTTTTTTTGTCTTATCCCCGAAAAGCTTAAACTTTTTTCTCGTTTTATCAAGGCTCTTGTCAACATTCCCGAAAGTCTTTTTCATTGCTTTCGAGTTTGCATCAACGATTATTTGTATTACATTCTTAGCCAAATTAGAAATTTCCTTTTTTTAAACTGTCAAGGTCTGATTTCGCCTTTGCTTTAGCAATAAATTTATTTCTCTTTGCTAAATACGCAAGAAAAGTCGTCCAAGGCATTTTCATAACCTCAGAATGTGGCCAGCCGTAAAACTCCCAAAAATTAAAGAACAGGTCGGCTATGTCTATTCGGATTGAGTCTCTTTTTTTTTAGAGGAACTCTCTTCGTCTACCGGAACATCAGAACCCCCGGAAAATTCCATAATACCTTGATAAAGCCAATCGACAAGAGGTCCTATATGACGGACCCTTATTTTCGATTTGAGCTCTTCCTTGGTTAAATCAGGGTTGTGTCCCTCGAAGAATTTCCATATCTGCTCGAGTAAAGTTTCAATTTGTGAAGAGTTAGAACCCCCGTCTTCTTCTTGATATTCCGTCCATTTCTGCATGATTTTTAAAGCATCTTCTACAGAGATGTCAGAGGCGACCTTATACTCTTTTCCCTCGAGCCTTACAATTCTCGGTTCAGGAACGAACTTGTCTAAGTTTAGAATTTCTTGCTTCGCCATTTGTTATCCTTTCAAAAATTATGTAACGCTTCCGTATTCGTCAATAGTATTTACGAGCTCTATATCAAGGACTTTACTATCAGAAACGGAGTAATAAGCGTCAAAATCAACAGCCGACGCGAGAACACCGTCTACATCCTCATAAGGATACGCCTTATATATAACATTGTAAAGAGTAATTTCGAGCTTGTAATCGTTTGACATGTCAATCGGATTCCCTATACATTCAATCCAGAATTTCTGAGCAGTTGAATTTAAGAAATCGTCTCTTTGTGCGGAGTCCGTAAAATGTATTGTAAATGAACCGGATACTTCCGGTTTATTCGGAGATACAACGTCTTGAACAAGAGCGCTCTGGTTTATCGTATCTTTCCCGAATGTATCGTCTGAAAAATCAAAAGACATCTCGACAATCTCTCCGTTCGGTGAACCGGGCTTTGAAGCTATTGCATCAGCGATATATATACCCGTATCGATATTTGTAAATGGATTCGGCTCTACTACAGAAGGAATAGAAAGAGACGAAGACGCCTCGTTCTTGCAAATTATATCGAAATCAGAAACGAGTTTCCCGGCGGTCGGGATACTTAGAGACATACCTGCAACTACCGAAAGAAGGTAAGCCATTTTGTTAACGCTTCTATCAAATACAATTGTATAAGACGGTTTCTGCAACCCGGACGACCGAGTAAATGTATGTGTGTAGACCGAACCAGCAACAGTCTCAACGGTACTAACACTGCCAAGCAGAGAATGTAGGAAATACCCGAAGGTCTCAGGTTCGACCGGTACGCCGGTAATAGACCCCTCTCCCATATCTCCCGTTTTATTAGGCGCAAATCTCGACTTTATTCCTCGTACTTTTTCGTCTTCCTCATACTCTGGACCAAAATCTATATTTGAATCAAGGTCGCAAGGTACGAGAGCCTCAAGAGTCGAAGCCTCTGTCCCCCGGGTACCTTCGTACCCGAGAGCTACCGCTTTTTCATAATTAGTATATTCAGCCATTTTATTTTCTCCCTTTAAATAAAGTTAGTTTCCCGGATAGGAAGTGTAATTTAAAATTATTGCGAGTAAATGCAAGTCCCAAGCCTCATTATTCTGTATCTCAAGGCGTCCGAAATCTCCGGCCTCAACGCTCGAAAACAAATCTGTTACTTGTATTGCTTCCCACTTATTATAGGCGAGGTCGTAAGTAGAAGATGTATCGCTCTCTGTATTGGTAAGAGGCGATTCTCCAAGTCCGGCGTAAGCAGATTCGAAATCAATATCGGTTGCTGAGTCAGCGTTTCCAGATATTATTATTACATTTATATCAATGATGGTGTGTAAATCATCTGGAAAATATATGTTTACTCTTGTCGCTCCCCCTCCTGAAGGTATTACATCAATCTTATATCCATCGTAAGTACCGTCCATATCGCTCTGGAAAATCTTATATTTCTTGGTTAAGTTTTCCAACGCGTCGTAAATAGAGTCGCCCGGAACATTAGAGCTGTTATTCAAAAAAATATCTCTCGGGAAAGCCGGATAATATTCCTCTACTAAATCAGAATATCCAGTTTTAGATATTACAGTTTTTATAACAACGTTATTCGTATCAAATGGAATCCAGAACTCAAAGTAACCGTTGCTTTCGGTTTGTATATTGGTACCTGAACCTGATTCCGTCTCATACACCGTTATTTCGGTAGCCGTACCGGCCTGATAGATAGTTACATCAGCATTATCATAAACAAGAAGGTCTCCCCCTGATTCCCGGACAGCTATACCACTTATCTTTTTTCGGGACATTTATTCGTCTCCCTCCTCTTCCCCCTCTTCCTCTTCAGTGGATTTGCTGGGCTTGTCTAATACTTCGAAATTATTGTCTTGAATTAAAACTTCGGCCAATTCAGAATCTTTTCTAACTGTAATCTCTTCCTCTTTTTCATACCCAACAACCTTACGTCCTTCTCCCGGTACAAAAACGCAACAGTCCCTCAAACATTTTATTTTCATTATCTATCCTTCCGAGAAAATTCTTTTTTGAGTTCCCGGAAACTTGTTATTTTGTATTCTTCTTTCAAGAAGGCATAAAAATCAGTTCCGGAAACATACTTAGACTTATTGTCGATTTCGTCTTTCCAATCATAAACAGAATCAAACTTTTTCGGGTCTATAGAACGAAGATCTTTTAAATCCATTCTGATATCCCGTAGAACTTCTTTAGACGTCTCCGACATGTCGGCCCCGTCCATTGCAATTGCTCGAATGTCTATATCGTTTAGAGGTTGCCCCTCAGGAAGTCCCCGCCCTCTATGGTCTTTAAAATAACCAGCGGGAGAACCGTTAAGCATTAACTCAACCATTTTATCAGCGAGTTCTTGTTTTTTCATTTGTTATCCTTTTGAGATATAGCCTCATGGACAATCGAATTTATAAAATCTGAAACAGTAAGATTTTTCAAATTTATTTCATTACCGGTGAATGTCTCAATTCCGTTAATAACACCTTGTACATTCATAGGGACTTCTGAAATGTCAATAGATATATTTTCACGTTTTTTGACTTCGTGTTCGTCGGAAGACAATTCGACCTCTCCCGAAAGTATATCTTTATCACCTCTAAAAAGGGAGACTTTCCTTACTCTTTGTTTGTTAAATGTTATTTCTGAATCGACAGATACAACCTTCTTTTTGTCTACATCTTTCATGTTAACTCCTTGTATCGTTTATATTGTTTGGAGAAGAGTTCCCGGTACCGGTATCATTAATAAGAGTACCATTTCCCCGAGACCTTACGACATTAGAATCTATTACATTATAATCGCCTGAAACGTCGAAGTAATCTCCAACGCTCCCCCCGTCCTGATTGTTTATTACATTTCCGACGATAACTCCGTCGTCTCCCGCTATTTTAAAAACATCAGTAGGGCCTCCAGCAACCTCGGCGTTATTATTTGACAGTATTGTCCCGAGTTCATTTGCATGTACTTCAACAAGCAGAGAATCTGAACACTCGAAATTATTTTCGCAAATCTGGTTATGGTTCGAATCAACATATATAATACCTGTACCGGAAGTACCGTCAAATTTATTTCCAGATAGATTTATATGTCCCGAGCTCGACAATACAATTAGATATTTAGAGGTTATTTGAAAATTTTCAAAAATATTATTGGTAATTCTCATAGAAGCGTTTGCGGTCATGATACGTTTGTCAAGCGTGGTCGTACTCTGTACTGTATTACCGTCGAAAACCGAAAGACCAGCCGTCGAAAAGTCGAAATGGTCGTCTATACTCGAGGAGCTTCTGATATAAAAATCATTTCCTTTTACGGTCGTATAATTGTTAATTTTTAATTGGGTATCATCGTGAAACTGCCAATAATTATTATTCAAAATACTTTGCGAACCAATAGAAAGAACGCCTTCGGCGCCTTTATTAAATACCCTATTTCCAGTTATACTTAATTCGTCTCCGGAAGTGCCGTATATAGAGCCGTCAACGAAATTACCTTGTAAAATAGATTCGTCGCTTCCGTTTTGAAGTTGTATGTCTCCCCAAAAATATGAACCGATAACCCTTGTTCTTTCACCGTTTATTATAAGTGTACTTCCACTTTCTGTTTTTATTCCAGACAGAAAACACTGGTCTCCGTTTATCTCCGGAGCCTCTTCGAATTCGGAATTCGTTATTTTAATACTATCAACATTAGCCGGGACGACAAACGAATCCCTTGTAACAACCTCGTCAATAAATCCATTTATTGTACTTCCGTTAAGGTCAGAGGAATCTCTCATATAAATAGATTGATTATCGTACGTATAATTTTTTATAGATATATTGTTTAAATTAAATTTGCTTCGAAGATAAAATATATGATAATAAGAAAATGTATTTGAATTATTTTCTATTTTTATATTATTTATATTTGCCAAGCCGGTATATTCACCTATTCCTATTGCGTTTGAGACTTGGTCCGTCCAAACATCATTCAGATAATCTTCCAAATGCAATTCAACCGAATCAATACAAGCAATTCCAGTCCCGTCAAGAAATATAACGGAATCATCAGCGGTTAAAGCACCGCCTTTCATAACCAAACCGCAACAATACGCATAAATATTTTTCACGTTAAATTTAGAAGATCGATAAGCATGTATTACATGTTGAAACGAATACGACGCGTCAATATCCCGAATAGTTACAGAAGGCGTCAAAGAAGTAAAATTAAAATTTAACCGTAAACCAACTTCGAATGGGTTAACGGCAGAAGCTATCGCGTCGGTAAAATCTCCTTCAGCATTCCGCGCGAGGGTCGCTGTAGTGTCATCTGTAATACTCGCAATAGCATAATGTTCTTGACCTATATGTATATATCCTGATTCGTTTAGCTCTTCTGTAAAATTGGTATCCGTTCCAGTGAGAGAAGTTGAGCCGTTCGAAACCGTAATCGTTCCACTCAGGGTTTTATCACCTATAAATTGAACATCTTCAATAATCGGATAATTTTTCGCTTCATTGTCTTCTCCGGAACCTTCAGAATCAGCGGAATTAGTAACTCTAATGAAATAGTGATGTACGCCGGAATCTGTCTCGGCCTGTACCGGAGCTCCGACTGTTTGAAACTTTACAAAAGATATTTTAAAATTTGTTATCCTATTTTCGTACCCTTCCGCCCAAATACCAGACATATAAAGAGGGGTACTGCTGTCTCCCCTGTATTCCATTTCAATCTTTAAATTCTGAACCCCCCAATACCCGAACCAGTCGGCCTCGGTCGGTACCCCGTAACTGCCTTGGTCGGTGTATTCACAAAAACCGAAGCATATCCTCGATTCATATGTAAGACCGCTTCCAGATCGACGAAGCCAATAATTTGAAGACTCGTTCGTTCTATCAAAATTCAAGATAGTAGACTCTCGACCCTCCCCCCTGAAAACAACCGGGACATTATTACATATAATCGTCTCTTCAATATAATATGTACCAGCAGAAATCTGTATAACATATGGACCGCCGTTCGGGTTCGACTGACAATAATTATTCGCCTTTTGAACAGAACGATATACATAACCTTCAGTCTCAACAAGAGCATTCTGGTTTACTATAATAACTGTAACCGGGTCGAGGAAGTCGTCGGTATCGCTTAAATTAGCAGTTAAAGGCAAGACCATATTTTAGCCTCCCATATAAGTTACATTTACCGTCGCGCTGGACGGAGAAGCGCTCTCGCTTACAAAATTAACCCGTACTTGGTCCATTCTAAAATTAGATTTGTGCATTAGATATGTTCCATTCGCCGTATATTGTGTCGCGTTACCCGAATCGTCAAGATTAAACCAGTTCGTACCGTCGAGAGTCCCTTCCATTTGTATATCAACGCTTGCATTAATTCCCGCAATTACGATTTGAAATGTATGATTTTTGTAATCATTAACATCTTTCGCGCTCGAAGTTCCGGGAGCTGTTAGCTCAGCGAAAGCCTCAATAAGCGGTTCAGAGGCTCCGGATTCCGTCGAAATTCCGCCCTCCGAATCTCCCTTGAGTTCATGATACTTACCGGTATCCGGGTTTCGTACAGCTAATACTGCTCGGGGTGTTTTATTACCGACTGAATGGTCGGGGAGTTCTGGATTTCCAGCCATATTTTTGTCTCCTTAAATCTCTACTAATACCGTCAAGTTCATTTCTATATAATGTACGAGAACGTTCGAAAACATTCTCGGCTCCGATACAGGAACCTGTATAAAGGTATGTCTTTGACATAAACCGTCAAGGTCTCTAAAATTTCTAAATTCGGCCCGTATATCTTCGATTATTTCGTCTGCCTCTTTTTCGGAAGCCTCGGAGTCGTCAACTGAATAATAATACCGAATTGTAAAAGTATGTTCGTCAAGGTATCTCGGACCGGTCGTTTCCTGTATTTCAGTCGTAGAAGTTCGCGAAATCTCTCCCCCGTTTATTTTCGCCTGTCCGTCCGGTTTATAAAACTCGAGAAATTTTTTGTATTTATTGGTCCAACGTTCATAATCATGAATTTTACCGACAGAGGAAATACCTTCCATTATCGTTTTTATTTTTGTTTTTATATCAGATAACGTACTCAATCTAAATCCTCTGTTAAATCAATTCCGGCATTTTCGAAAATTTGAATAATTTGTCTCTCCGTTGCCCGCTTCGCCTCCCGGAACATATATTTACCCTTAGTACCGTGTTTCTGTATTTTTCTACCGATAACATACGTAATTGAGTCTATCTCTTCTGACTTCGGTTTAATCTGTCTTTGTACCCAATGTTTTAAAGCCCTTATGTTTGGGAAACCTCTATTCGGTCTGATTCCCCTCTCAACCGGAAGAGCGTACTTGAGAGGGCTTCCGACTATACCTCGGAATATCCCTCCGGAATGAATAACATCTCCGGATATACTCCGCTTTAAAATCCCGTCCGACAAAGGGGTCCTCTGTTTTATGTTTCGTTCCAAAAGAACGACGGCCTTCCTCATTGCAGTTCTAAATATCCGAACGACAGTACCTTCTCTCAGTTTCGTTTCGAATATCGGCCCTTCCTGAGACCATTCAGAGGAAAACTTCATTTTAGTTCCTGAAAGCCAAAATAGACCAATCAGACTCGGCCGGGTCTATCTCAGAAGATGTCGGATTTATAAACGTAACCTTTAATGTGTTGTCGGCCGATACCCGGGCATTTCCGATACCTATATCTTCAGCGCCGGCATTTACGACGACAACGTCTCCATCGACCAAACCGCTTACGGTAAATTCTTCCGAAGCGACAGAATCAGCGGAAACGGCCGAAGGGTTTATCGTTGCAGAAAATTCTTTTACGACAGAAAATTCTGTACCAGAATCCCCTGTCTTGATACCGCCTTCGCTCTGTACCGGTCCCGAAAAATGAGTCTCTCCCATGATATTCCTTTCTTAAAAATCTTTAACAAATGTGTTCCCGGAATCTTTCGCTTCTGTATCCCGGGGGAAAATAAATTCATCTGTACCGAGCGGAGACAAGTCCCAACTTCCTATGCTTCCGGTAAATTCCTTTGGGATATGCCTCTCGAATTTTTCCATTAAATCTCTTGCTTGCTCTGAGTATAAGGTCGCTCTCTCCCAATAGTCGACTACATCTGCTCCAATAGTGGCCCGGGCCGTCTGAGCATAATATCTCGCAAGTTGCGAACAACAATCCGCAGAAGCGTAAGCGCAAATTGCCTCAAAGTCTGTATCTGGTACCGTAACCTCCGTACTTGATATAATATGTTTTTTAATAAATATAACCCAAGCCGTCTCGCCAGAAGCGAAGGGGGTGTAAAGTCTTATTTTCCTCCCGGTCGGAGTATATATCAACTGGTATTCGTTTGACTTGAGAAACTGAGGCCTCCCTTCGTCCTTAACCGGATACTGAATAGCAAGTATCCATGAAAAACTTTCCTCCCAATTTGTCGGCAAATCTATATTATTAGTCGAACCGTCTCCGGAATATTCCTGAACATCTATATTAGGCCTTCTTTTTTGATATTCCTGAACTGCACTATTTATATTGTTACCGAGACTTGAATACGTAACCTCTTCGTCGTCCTGTATAATCTGTTTTATTCTGTCTTCGTAATCTGTTTTTGTCTTACTCGGCATACAATCCCTTTAACAAAAAAAAAGAGGCCGTCCCGGTCAACCCGGGAACGACCTCCATTCTAATTGTTAAGATACGATTCCGCCCTGACCGAATCGGAATCCAGCGGGAGCCCCGCCGTATTCATGTCGTATCTTATATGTTATCCGGTCCTTGTTAAAGACTTCCCCCTGAGTCGGCTGGTCCTGTACGATTATCTCGGGGTCTTCCTGCCCTCCAAGGAAGCCGACTTCAACGCCCGGTATTTCGTCGGGGTCTGCAAGAGCGTAATAATTGTTCTGGTCGCCTCTGAGGCGAGTAGAAACTACCGGTTCCATGAGCTCATAAAGAGTGTTTATGTCTCTGTCCCCTGTCCCGGGCCGGTTCTCATTGTTATAATACTGATAGGCCTGAGCCCTCAGAGCGGGGGGAACGAGCAGATACGAAGGCATTGCTCCTATCTGGTCCGTTAACACCGTTACGACGTCGTTGTCGTCATGAGCGTCAGCTGACGTACCGTACTGAGCCCTTACAACTGTTAGGTCGTTCGTAGAGATAGACGTTACCCGAGCGATTTCTGATTCGCAACGGATATAATCACCGGCTTTAAACTGAGTACCGTCGTCAACTGTCCAAGTAGTAACCGAATCATTGACCGCACCGTTAAGGGCGTCCTCAGCTCCGTACTCCCACTGTTCCATCATTTTTTCAACCATAGAAGTAAGGTTGTCGTATGAAATGGCAGAAGTAATAATGTTGAAATGGTCAGCGTGATAAATCGCTTTGCCATCGGCCAACGTATATGTGTTGACCCCGGAAGAAGTCCAACCGATAATTAGGTCCATAACGAATTGCTCAAGACTTACGGAAGCCGCTTTTCCGAGCTTCGCTGGTATCTTCTGAAGGGCTCTTGTATCGTCGTTGATAATCATTTTACGGGTAACGTAAAACTCCCCGCCCTTCTGTCCCGCAGAGTACGTCTCTTCTGAACTCTGAGGCGTTGCGAGTACCGGATAGTCTGCGTCCTCGGTCAAATCCTGAAGGAATGAAAACCCGCCCCAACGAATCAGCTCCTGCTGTTTGAAATCGCTGACATTTACAACATCAACGAGTTTTCTCCAATTCTGCTCCCGCTTCCGGAAGTCGTCGAGAATCCGTCTATGCAGAGTATTCCCGAGGATATTTGGAAAATCCGACGTTGTGGACTCTCTGAGATTTTCCGCGACTCTACCGCGTACACGCGCCGACTTGTCGCCGGTTATCATTCGATACGCTTCTCTCAGCGAACCGAATGGTTTAACGCCTTTGTATTCCGGGTCGTCATTACCGGCCTTCGGGTCGATTAGCTTTTCAAAAGCTATTTCGAACCTGTCCCGCTTTTCGGTTCCAACCTCGGCCTGTTCACCGAGACCTTTTATCTGTCCTGATTCCGTAAGGCTCTCTAACATTTTCTTTTCCCTCTTAACAGCGTCGCGAAGTTCCTGTCTTTCGAATGTCTTTTTCCCGAAGTCCTCTCTGAGTTTTTTCTTTACAGGGTCGGGGAGAACTTTATCATTGTCGACCAAGCTTTCAAGAGCCGATTCCGCTTCCTGCTTTTCGATTTTTTCTTCGAGAGCTTTAATACGATCTTCCTCTGAACTGTCTTTCGCGTCCTCTTTCTCTTCTTTTTCCTTTTCAGGTTCCTTATTGTCTTCGACGGACTCTTCCTGATTTTCCTCCGGAGCCTCAGGATAAGGGTAACCGTAAGCTGGATAAGGATAACCATAACGAGGGGCCCCGTAATTGTCGATAACTTCAGAGAGTATACTTACCGCTTCGTCGAAAGCCTCCTCCTCGATAGCCGTAATAGCATTCATAACCTTTGCCTTCAGACTCTCAACCAGCTTATCGCTCTCAGCGTTCCTGTCCGCCTCAGACTCGGGAGTCTCAATGGTTAATCCCTTCAGCATACCAAGAAGGAAATCGGCAGTCTTTTCATTTTCTTCAAGACTTTTTATTTCCGGACGGCCCTCTTCGAGCTTCTCAAAAACCCTTTTCAATTCATTCATATCTTTTCCTTTATTAACACTTGCAACTAAACGTAAGACTCGACCACCTCCGGCCGGGTCCGTAACTACAGTAAGTTCATTTACTTCTTTTATCGCCTTTACAGCAGAGACGACCTTACCCCCGATAGAGGCCGGCTCCGAATAACCCTTTACATCTATACTAAAACCGAGAAGGTCCTTCTTGCTTTTTTCCCAAGACCTTTGTAATCGTTCCCGAAGCCAATCGGCTATACAATGGAAATCAGCTTCGAGACGGCCGAGATCGTTTCCCTTCTCTTTTACGTATTCTACATTTTCAACCCATCCGACAACGTTTCCCGAAAGACCCTCCGGGAGATTAACCCGAATTTCCTCCGGAATATGATTAAAGAAATTTTTTTCCGGCACGTTAAACCCGTACGCAAAAACACCGACTCCCTCGAACAAGTCTTCCATTTGTCTAAGAGACTGCTCAGTATAATATCTCTGTTTGCCTGTATGAATATCTTTATTCTTTGAAGACCCCTCCTCGATTACAACAATCCTCCATAGCTTGCCTTCCTTGTCCTTGCTCTTCTTTAGCTGTCCCTCGCTCTCGCTTAATACTTCGAAGTCTTGGTCTACAAGATATTTAATATTCATACTCTTTGTCCTTTTTGTGGAAACTACTCTTTCCGCTCGCTGTTAGCTCGCTTAATAATTATAATAACATATTTTTTTTAATATGTCAAACATTTTTTAAATGTTTTTTTCGAGCCGGTTTAAAACGAGCCCTCCATTTTTTGTCTTTCGAAGGATATATCTCTTGTCTTTGACGTCAAACGTTTTCGGGTATTCCGATTCTTCTACCGGTTTAGATACCTGCGAACGGGACATTTGCCAAATATCAGAATCGGGATTCTCCCTTTTAAAATACCAGAGCTCAGGCATTTTATTTTCCTCTCCCCGGAATTCAATTTTCTTCCAATTTTCCGAATCTTCGAGTATTAAAACCTCCCCGTAATCGATCGCGCGAATATATGCAGGGGTCTCTTTTGTACTGTTCCACTCGGTACCGGGCTCGAGGTACTCTGTCCCCTCCCTTCCTTTTTCCATATACCCGGAAGCTTCCGGCTCTTCCTCGATACCTGCCAACTTCTCATTATCAAGAGGTGATTCCTGAAATGAAAGGTTAAAGAACTTACCGTCCTTTTGTATTCTTACATACCATATTTCCTCGGTCGGTCCGGTACGTACCTGTACAGGTCCCCGAAACCATTTCTTTTGTAAAACGAATTCGGGAGAAGCTTCCGCTTCATTGATAATAGAAAAATCGAAATCCATTACCTCGGTTAATTTTTTTCTTAATTCAAGCGCTTTGTCTCCGGTATGATTCCAATATTGAAGATTAACCGGAACCTCTTCGCGTATCACTTCCGGAAGGGCGCTTATACCTTGCGGGGGAATCCAGCCTTCCTCTATAGCTCCCTTCGACAAAACATAAGGGGTCTGGTCCTCCGGTTGCATTGCGACCCAATATGCAGAGGTTCGGGGCTCCTCTTCGGGGGTTCCGGGAGGAAGAACTGAACGGCGCTCCTGTTCCTCTTCTCTTTCAAGTAATCGAAATGCAATACGCCCCTGAAGTTTACCTCCGCTCAAAAAATATTCATGGAACCAAGACTTTTGAGCCCCCCACTCGACGCGCCCTTCATCAATAATATGAAATACCCCGGGATACTCTTCGGTCGCTCCGATCTCTCCGGGTTCGGTAACGCCTTCAAAGTTCAACCATTCAAGAGGACCTTTCTTTTTTTGAATAGCTCTAAGATTCGCGTCTATTATATCGCCTTCCTCTGTCTCTCTTTTTTTAAACTCCCCCTTTTCCCAATCAATTTTAAATATATCTTTCGAATAGAGTTTTCTTGCGTCCGGGACATTCTCCGGAACCTCTTCGACTTCTCCGGCTATCTGGTCTGAAATAGTCCAGCCGATAAAGAAATCTTCGGTTTCAAATCTCAAATCAGTATGAACGCTTTTACCGCGCCAATGATGCTGAGCTGTATACTTCCATTTTCGAGACTCTTCGGGATACATCATATAAGGGTTATTCTGCTCGTATATATTCGTATTTTCCGGAGGAAAATCTCTTTTGTTTTCGTAAAACTTTTCCATAAATCCGGGCTTGTCCGTCTCTCGAAATTCTGGATTTTCTCTCGGTATAAGAGCAAGGTCAAAGACCGGTAAATATCTCCAATTAGGACCCTCCGGAGATAATACCAAATCTGGTTTCAAATCAGAAAATAATTTCCGTGATAGTCTGTCCAGCTTTAGGCTCTCTCCGGTACCGAATCGGTTATCCCGTATAATCCATTCTATATCATTCGGAGCCCTTCCGGGAGAAAAAGCGATAGACCCGGATATCGATATATATTCGGGCCTCAAAACAATTGGTCCGATATCTTGTATCTCAAGAAATTTTTCTTTAAGCTTTCCGTCAAAAACTCCCTCGCTTACATTTTCATGCTTTTCTTTTAGAACTTCTGTAACAGCCTTCTCAATCCAGCCGGGAAGATTCGACCAAAACCCCTCCCAATCGTCCTCGCCGTACCATGTATCCCCTGCTACACAAATACGGATTCGTCCGGCGTTTCCCTCTTCGGCCTTTGAGAATACGTCGTCAAACCTATTCAGGAAACCGGCGAGCTTCTCGCCGAGATAATCGTTCTCTTCGTCTTCAAATCGGATCATAACAAAAGCGAATCTTCCGTCTCCGTGCCCCTCGCAAGAAGACCGAACCTCTATACCGGATATATCATTCAAGGACTCTAACCACTCGACTTTCAAATTTTTATCCACTCTGTATCCGTTCCATTCTTTATTCTCATGTTCGGTACGACCTGATATCCATTCTTCAGGTTCTTTTCCGGTTACTGTTATATATGCAAATGTCGGAGCATTTCTTCCCCCCTCAGCTTCTTTAACTTTTTTCTCAATTATATTCTCTCTTTTTTCGTTCCACTCTTCGACCTTGTCTTCAGGGGGGGGGTCAGAATCCATATATTCTCTCGACTTCCTGTACAATTGCCAATAGGGAGAGTCGTATTTTTCCTCCCCTTTCTTCGGAGGCATAACAGGAAAATATACGCTTCTAAGAGCGTCAACTACTTTCGCAAAATATTTAATCACGTCGGCCCGTACCCAATCCCCCCATTTTTCGCCTTTATTTAAAGTCGGCCAAGCCGAGTTGCCAAGATATCTTAGGTCGGAGAGAAGGTTCTGCCAGCGTTCCTCGGGATTCTGTATATCATAATCAATACCTTTTTTCTGAAAACGTTCAAGGTTTAGTTCCTGCATAATCACGCCTCCTTTAAATTTAGCTCGTTTAGAAGTAAATCGGATATTTTTTCAGCTTCTGAGTTCGGGAGACCAAGGTCCCTCTGTATTTCGTTTCGTACATTAATAGTAAAAAGTATCGGTTCATTTTCCGCCTTTATTTTAGCTATACTTGTAATGATATCCCCCTCTTCTCGTTCCTCTGTTTTTATAGCATTTATAAAGCCCTTCGACAAAAACTCTCGTACACGGGTTAATACATCTTCGCTCAAATCTATGTTTTCAAATTCACTCATAACATAATCCTCTCGAATAATTCCATTGCCTCGGGTTCTTTATATTTTAGATACAGTCTGTTTTCGGGACCCGAGAAATAAAAACCATATGTTTCGGCGAAATGTTCCTCCCATTTTATTGTTGCGTAAGGGGATATTGCGTCTTTAGCTTCTATACTCTTAAATCCAACATCTGCCCAACGTTTATTAAAGTAGTCAATCCAAGCGAGACGGTCCCTTTCATTAAGGACATCTTTTACTACACTATGTCCGATTTCATGGCAAACCGTCCGAGCTTGTTTTAAAGGGTCAAGATTATACCGTCTCCAATTATCAACATTAAAACCTATATTCTGTTTAAAATTTTTATCGGGAACCTCAGGCCAATAAACACCGAGAGCGTTTCCCTGCGGAGGGGCATACCCCCCCTTGCGTGCAACTTCGCTCATTCTTCTTGTATTCCCGTATGTAAACCTTTCAACGTTTTGAATATGTCCATCGGGAACCTCTTTTGTTGCTTTCCGAAATTGGTCGAGTTGTTTGTCATTCGCTTCAAATTCAGGCTCCGGAGGCGTCGGATTTTCGACCTCAGGTATCCAAGGTATTTTTGTACATTGACAGTTCGGGTGTATTGGAACGTCGGGGCCCTCCCCCGGCTTAAACCTCTCCCCTATAAACGGGGTACACTTATCGCAAGCATCAGGAGCGACATCAAGTTCAAACATTATGTTCGGGACGTCGGCCCGAGCCTGCTGTAATCGAATATCGGTACCGATTGACTGCGCCCTTGCTATCTCTGTACGGGATATCAACTCGGCCCGGTATGCTATAGAAAAATTTCTCCGTCCGGGAATATAAACTTCTGAAGGCGGAAGCCCTCTAAGGATATCTTCAATCCCGGACATAGTATCAGTTACAGACCGACCGGCAAGCAAATCAAGATTAACCTTATTGGTTATCATGTTTATTGAATCTTTCCGGAGACCGGTTATCAGCTCTCCGGTAACCCCCTGAGTTGCATATAACTGTTTCATAGAAAGAGTCGGATAGCTAATATCAAAACCCGTCGTAGTATTTATCGTTTCGTCAATAAGTGAAGCGCCGTTCTGGAATGCTTTTCCCTGACCTATAACTATTTCATTCTCGAAGTTATCTATTATTTTAGGGAAATCATTCTTGATTCTTTCCCTAAATACAGAATAAAATTGAGACTCATAGGGGCCGGAGGAAGTTAGGATATTTTCAACTTTCGAATTAAGCCTATCAACCATTGAAGATGCTTTGTCTATAAAGGATTTATCGAGATTCCTGTAATCGCGTACTAAATTCCTTATCTTATCCTGATATACAGCTTTCCTTAAACCCTCGGACATTATGCTCCCTCTTCTTTATCTGCTTTGTTTACGAGGGACTCGTATCTTCTAATGGTCTCCCCGAGTTTTTGATAATCGTCCTCGACAACCTTATCCCGGAGTTGCTTTAAATCCTCCGCCCCGTCGAACTCGAAACCGGCCCGATTGAGAAACTGGTTTAGTATTTTTATAGACCGTTCCCGGGTCAAGAGTTCACGGTCGACCGCAACCGAAAGCGACTGTACCAGCTTAGACAAGGCCCCGTAGAGTTTGTCGTAATTTCGTATAGCAAGCTCCGGAAGCTCGACAGATATATCTATCTTTTTTCCGCGTTCAATCATACCGCGTAACTGAGCCTGTTTCGCTTGGAATAAAAGAATAAACTCAACTATACCTTTTATCTCAAGCTGTCTGTTCTCCAATACCTTCAGGGTCGGATCTCCCTGAGCGAGAGCGGTTGCTCTTGTCGTTTCGCTTCCGGAAGCGAAGTAATATTCGGGGAATCCCATTCCCGACAAAATGATATTTCTTATATGTCTTGCCTCTTCGATATTCTCCCGCGACTTAAGATCGGGTGTCATTGCTCCCCACTTCTCCCGGTCCGAATGTACCAGAAATGAACCAGATTCGGGAGGGTCCGTCTCAAGTTCTTTTTTTCTGTTATTGATTTGCTTGGGAGAACCCTCTTCGATCTCGACATCCCATAAAAAAGACTGAAGAAATTTTGACCTCTCGACAAAATCAAAAACTATATTCTCGTACGCGTCGAGCCAATCTTCGAGACATAGAAGGTCGGAGTACCCGCGAGACGTAATAGACAAATCATTTACCGAAAAATAAAAACAATAATTCTTCTCTCCGTCTGTATTTATTTCTATGTCTGATAAAGGGTCCTGTATAATTTCGTATACTTTTTTGTTCGTACTTGAACCCGCCTTTACTACAACCTCGACCCTCTCTTCAGAATTTTCACTGGACGTTCTTACCTTTTCTATATTCATTGGATTAACGCTTCCGAGCTTTACTCTCCCGGTAGAATTGTTTATAAAAACAGGATATACCTGTTCTCCCCACAAAGCGAGTTCGAGTACGCGCCGACCCTGTTTCCTCTTCCAATCATTAACGCGGTCGTTCCAGTGATTCAAAATAACCTCCCGGGTTTCCTTGTCGGAAGATGTCCATTTTATACCATTCCCGACTACAAACACTTTTTGATATTCCAGCATACGCCGGGCAAGCGGAGAGGAAAAATACAAATACCTTGCAAGTTCTAAATGTCTTCTATGAGTAACCGGAGACAGGTCTCCCTCCTTCCGGTCGCTTAGTTTTTTCCACCTTCTACCGTCCGCCTTGTCCCCCGACGAGGCCTTTTTCACTTCCTCAGTAATCCTATCATTGATATAATCACCTGCAACTTTTTCAGCGAGCCAACTTCGAATGGACATAATTTCTCCCTTATCTAAAAATTCTTTTATTACCTCTGCTAAATAAACGCTTCTTACCTCTTATGTTTCCCATTACTGAACCGCCGATTCCGTCGTCGTGAAAACTGTCCCCGTCAAAATCTTTTTTCTTCTCGGACGTATGGGCAACAGCAGAAAAGTTTTCCTCTCCGTATCCCCTATCTTTTGCAGACCAGTAAACAGAACCGGCGACCGCGTCTGAAACGTCTTTCGAGAACATAGGGGGGTGGTCTACTTTTTTACCGGCTATCAACTCCAAATGCTCAAGCTCAGTCATGAGGACCTCATGAGGATACATACTTACATTTTCAGTATAGAACCAGTCCTTCAGGGTGTCGTATACTTTCAGGTCCCTATCGATAGATAAATATTCAGTATTAATACCGGCCCGGGAAAGATTCTGTCTTATCTGAGCTGACTGGAATCCGTCGAATGAAGCGCGTCGTATCCCGAACCGTCTTTGTTTTTTTAGGTAAATAATCATATCCTCAATCGCGGTAATCTGTACTTCTCTTCCCTTCTTGGGTTTTATTTGTAAAATGAGGTCAATCCAAATCAGATTTTGAGCTTCCCTATGAGACATACATAATCCGCACGCGTCCCGTGATAATCCTATATCAACATGAATGTTGTACTTCTTGCTTGGACGTCCGACAAATCCGGGGTCTGTAATTTGTCCTCCCTGCTTTACCGGAGGCTTTCGTTTCGGCTCTATACAATTTCGGATACGGTCAAATTCCTTGAAGTACGGTTCAAGCGAAAGAGAGGGGCGGGCCCCGTAAATCCTCCAAGCCTTGGACGGGTCTTTATTGAAATGCTTCTCATAGTTCTTTGGTATCTCCTCCCCGTCCAGTATGAATGTTTCCTTTGAAAGAAGTTCGTCCGGCTTCGCCTCCCAAACTGCTCTATGTCGACAAAGAACCTTCGGGTCGTTCTGTCCCTCCCTTAACTTGCGAGTAATAAAATCGTTCTTATGCTTCGGATATGATATGTAAACCATTTTAGGCCCAAACGCAATACCCGGCTTGGTAAAACGGGAATCCTGCTGAGACTTCAATTCGTCCCTGATATCCTCGGCCCGGTCCTCAAATTTAGTCGACTTGTAAAACGCGCATTCGTCCATTATCCCAAGTATTACCGTAAACCCGAGAGATGTCTCCGAGCGGGAGTTCCCCGGTATTACAAGTACGTCCTTAGGAAACCGAAGCTCAGTTGTAACCCGGGAATCAGGGCTCGCGTATTCATTAAACCATGTAGAGTTTTTTATGATATCTTTTGTTTTTTTAAAGACAACCTTTTTCGCCTGCTTTGCAGTTGTCGACATATTTACAATTGCTATCGTATCTCCGGGAGCAAGGCCGAAATGTTTCTGGGGATCCTTAAGGCATAAAAGCAAATAGGACATATACGCGCTTATCAATCCCGCTTTATGAGATTTACCTGAACCCTTGCCCTCGCAAAAAACCGCCTCATTATAAATGTCCTCGCCGTCCTCGTTCTTAGAGAACAGACAGGCAACGTCTTCTTTTACGTTCGGCCAAGCCTCTTTATCAAACCCAAGGTAGTCGTCGCTCTCAATAAAAGTTAACGGGTCGACCGGAAACTCCTCCCAGAGGTCCGGGTGTTGTCGCTCAGCAAAAAGACGACGCTTCTCCGGTATCGATAATTTGCTTACGTCTACCATTATTTATAATCACCTTTTCCAAGAGCGAAATAATCAGCGAACATCTCGTCTTCACCTCGCGTGATCGTCCCGGATTCAGATATATACCTCATGTCTTCCGGGCCGTACTGTATACGGGAGGAAAAACCAAGGCTTCTCTTTATCCAGCGAAGAAACGGATTCCAGTAATAAAATTTCTGAAGACGAACAAACAGTCTGTGGTTTTCTTTTATCTCCCGAACCTTCTTAACAGCGAGGGCTTCGTCTTCAAACCAAATCTCGCTAAAAATTATATGTCCTATCTCATGTCGAAGCGATAGCTCAACGAAATAGGATAGGTCTTTTGAAGCGGGAGCATAAATATAATAAACCCTCTTACCCTCTTCATATGCAAGGCGAAAAAAGAATCCCTGTCCCCGGGAGTCCTTAATCTCAATATCAGCGTTAACAAAATTAAATCCATTCACTTCAAAAACGCACAATACGAACTCTTTTTTATCGTTCATTTTAAAGCCCCCTCTGGATACCAATCCGGAACAGCGCCCCCGGCTTTTGAAAACATATCGCTCAGGGCCGGAGCCTTCTGTTTTATTAACATATATATAACACCGGAGAAGGCAAGCAAGATCAACCCGACCACTCCGAGAACAAGGAAGGTCGAATTCTGTACGGACTTAACAGAGCTTTCCATCTTCTCTATTGACTCAGCCCGCAAAGCGACTCCCTGCTGAATCTGGTTGTTTGTCTTTCGTACAAGCGTATTCGTTTCCTGTATCTGCTTTGTATTCTCCGTTATGATATTATGGTTTCCCTTTACGTCTTTACGCGTTTCGAGCGTCTCTTTACTTAACACCTCGAGAGCGTCCTTTATCCCCTGAGACTTACAGCCGGAAAAAGCAAAAATAACAAATACCAAAATAGAAATAAGAACAATGATTATGATATACTCAAGAAGGTTTTCTTTTGCCTCTTTCATTCGGAGTCCTTTCGATTAAGAAATCGCTCGCTCATATATAATATTATTTTTTCAGATAGACAGCCCGTTATTTCCTCTATGTTAACGACAGACCAGCCTTCAGGAAAAAACTCCCTTTTAAACGTACACTTGTTCCGGCTCTCTTCAAGCTCCCTCTGGATTATCCCGCTTATATCGTTCTGAACATACCCGTCGCCGAACCGATTTAAAAACGCCTCGACGCCCTCCGGGGTTATCTCTCCGAGTTGCTCCGAAGAAATCCTCCTGGAATTTTTTCCAACCGTCGGGGACGAAGGGTCCGGGCCGTCCCCGAAATCAATTACAACTATAAAGCATACCGTGAGTACCAGAAGCCAAAAGAAGATACAACCTATCATTATATATACACTCATTTCCTTACCGCCTTCCTTCTTATACCGGGCCCCCTCTTTAATACAGATATCTTTCCCCGACGGGTAATCATATATTCAGTTCCGCAACCGGGACATTTCGCGCGACTCCCTCCTATATATATAATTACCGGAGATGGTAACATTCCCGGTCTACACTCGCGACATTTAATACCGGTCCGCTCCCCGGGGTTCATTTTGTTTGTATCCATTACGCAAGCTCCCCGTGAATCGGACAATCAGGGTTCGGCAAAATCTTTCCGCCCTGATTCCTGCTTTTCATACAGATACATTCGTCCGGGTCAACTGAACCGGACTCTTCGGAGTTAACGTCCGAGTCGGCCCCGTCGTCTTCGGGCGGTTCCGGAGCGTCTTCCTCGATAGGCTCCGGAGCGTCGTCTTCGGGCGGTTCCGGATCGTCTTCTTCCGGAGGCTCGGGCGCGTCTTCTGCTATCGCTCCCGACTCTTCCTGTATACTGTCTGTTTTTGCGTCCTTAGACGGCCACTGATCCCCTTTTGTTCTCGATTGCTCTGTTTCGTCGTTTACCCCGGCCTTTTCGGGCACTTTATCGGTATCCGCGCGCTTTTTATCAGAAGACCCCTCAGAACCAGCGCCCTCAGATCCCCCTTTACCGCTTTCTTCCTCTTCGGAATATTCGAACCCCGGGTTAAGGCCAGAAATGAAATCAATCACCTTTTTCTTTACGTCCCCTTCGTCAACTACACCAAGAAGCATATCCTCAAGTTCTCCGGCCCGGGAACTATCATTCTTTATGAGAGACTCGGCCTCAGACCGAAGACTGTCCGAAATCCGGCAAAGCTGCTCCTCAAGTATGCTCCGGTTATACCACTCCAAACCAGAACCAGCCTTCTCTTCGAGTTCCTCCGTATCGCTCTCCCCGGATCCCTCCCCCCGGGGACCCAACTCCGAAACCTCTCCCTGCTCGCGCTCTTCCTGTTCTATCTCCGCGAGCTCTTCCTCTGTTACTTCGCCCTCTCCCTCAACATGATGTTTGTCCCATTCAGGATGAGGATCGTCTTCTCCGAGTACCTCCCGAGGGTCCCCCCCGGAAACTTCCCCGAAATCTTCTTCGGAACCCTCCCCTTTTCTGCCGACATTCTGAAATGAATCCCTCTCCGAAACAAGTCGCCTTATGTCTTCGTCGTCGTCGTCCGCCTCGATTCGCTCGTCGTCTCTCATGTCCGCGACAGCCTCTTCCGGAGTCGTATCTCCGTACGTTTTGAACAGCGTGTATATATCCTTTAAAGTATCCCGATAAAATTTCTGAAGCTTCATTCTCTTATTAAAATTATCACATTCCTTTATCTCTTGCTCGAGATTGTCAACCAGTTTCTTTAACTTGATATAATATAAGTATTCGTCGCTCCGAGGGTCCTCCGGACGATACGGCTCTTTCACGTATCCCTCGACGCCCTGCTTTATCTGCTTCTTCCAATACTCAAGGGTACGAACCGGCACCGGGTTGCCATGTCGCTTTATTAACCATTTTCTAATACGCTTGTATGTCCAGCGTGGATCCAGTAAATTCGCTCTCAGTTCGTCCTTGTAATCCAACTTCTCAAATCTGCTTGTCGGTCCGGGCTTCGCCATTTTCTATCCCCTTACTAAGGTTACATCAAAAACTTTGTGGTTCGGTGAAAAATGAGCAACACGGCCAAAACGGGTCGGCCGTCGGATTTTTGCACCCCGGGTTGTCTCCCGGACATTCTCGAAATAGGTCCTCAACGTCCGATAACATATAATATGTAACCTGAACATTTGTTCACAAGAAGCTATAACCCCTTGATAAGGGTACATATATAGAAATCGACATTTTTTAGCCGTAACACGATTGGAATTTTTCCCCTGAATTGTCTCTTTGACATGGTTTTTTCCGCGGGACGACGACGTTCGACGGGCCTCGAAAATATCCGCGCCTCCGCCCAAAAACCCCCTAAACGAACAAGACACAAACACAAAAGGCAAAAACCGGTTCGATTTTAGGTTATGATAGCAGAAAGTCGTAAAGGGGGTCGCGGGCATCAAGTGGATATCCTTATCAAAGTCCGGAGCGCTTCGCCGTATTAACGTTATTATAGTTGATATAAGTCTATTTGTCAAATAAAATTAAAAAAAACTTATGGAAGCGACGAAAATAAAGTCTTTGACAGAATAAAAAGCAGTACATAAAAAAGGGGTGATTTTTTTACGACAGGAACAAAAGTCTCGAGAAGAGTCAGGGGTTCGACAGTTATTACAGCTCCCTTGCAAGCTCGGTCGCAAGAGGAAGCCGGCCGTAACAGAATCCAGAACGTCAATCAGGGAACAGCTTCGACAGCTATTACGAAAGTTACTGAAGTTAAAAAAACAAGGTAACGCAATAGCAATATTTTTTTATAACATTCGTTATTCTTGCGTAACCATGTTAACTCTTACATTTTTGTAAAAGCAATGTAAAAGCAAATGTAAAAGCTATATGTATATA